AAGATTTGATTTTTTTTTCATTTTCAACTTTCAGACGATTAATAGTATCCTTTGTATCTTTATCTAATTTATCAGGATTAATCACTTTTTTAAAATCTCTTATTTTAGATTTAGAAATTTCAATAATTTCTTCTCGTTTTTCCAATAAAATTTTATTAAAATTATACAATAATTCATCATCCGCCATCTATATTAACCTTTAAATAATAATAAATAATCAATTTTTAAATATAAAAAAATGAATTAGATATATAAATAATTATTTATATATATGGATTTTTCTAAATTAAAAAAAGTTGATTTATTCTTAAAATGCGAAGAACTATCTATAAAAAATTATAAATCTAAAAATAAAAAAGAGATAATTGAACTTATTATGGAAAAAAATAATAAAAATGATGATATTTTAGAAGAAATTATAATAAATAATAATATTACATATTATAATATTGATATATTAAATTACGAAACAACTATTAAATTTGATTTAATTTATTTAGATCCACCTTATGAAACTAATAGAATATTTAAATTAGATAGTTTAACAGATAAAACAGGTTTTAATGATATTTGGATAAATAAAGAATATGAAAAATGGATTAATGATGTTATTCTTCATTTAATTCCTATGATGTCCCAAATAGGGACGTTAGTAATTCAAATATCATCTGAAAATAGTTATATTATTGAAAGTATATTAGTTAAAAATTTTAAACGAATACAAAAAATTTATTGGAAAAGATGTCATGGAAAAAATTCAATTAAAAATAAACTTGGTGAAGTTATTGATATTATATTTGCTTGTTCTAATAATCCAAAATCTTTATTTAATATATTATATAATCATATTGAAGAGAATAGTGTTTGGGCATTTAAAAATAAAGATGAAAGAGGTGTTTATAATTTAGGTGCTTTGAAACATGATAGAACTCGTAATGGATATATATATAATATAGAAAAAGATGGTATTATTTATGAAAATAAATATGGATGGAAACAAAAAAAAGAAATAGTTGAAGATTTAATAAAAGAAAATAGGATACATTTCGTTCCAAATAAGAAAAATATGTATGTTAAAATTTATAAAGAAGAACATAAAGGTGTTCCTTTATCTAATTTATGGAATGATATTCATTCTATTACAAGAACCACATCAGATCCACGATTATATCCAACACAAAAACCACAAAAATTATTAGAAAGGATTATAAAAATATATTCAAATGAAGATAGTTATATATTAGATGGTGTATGCGGATCAGGAACAACGGGATATGTTGCTAATAAATTAGAAAGAAAATGTATTTTATGTGATATAAATAAAGATACTTTAGAAATTATTAAGAAAAGATTTGAGAATAATATTCCTTAAATTTAATAATTGCTCTATTTATATCCTTTTTTAAATTATTATTTAAACAATATGATTTATATATAGAAAATAATTCATCATCATTTAATTCTCCTCTTAATTTAATATCATCATAAATTAATTTTGATAATTTTATCTTTAATTCATTTAAATCACATGTATCTTCTAATATATATCTAAATCTTTCACTAATCATTTCTGGATTTATTTCATCTATATTTTTGAAATACGATAAATTATTTGATTTTGTAAGATTTTCTTTTGATGATATTAATTGATGATTTATTTTATTATTAGAACCTCCTAATGATAAAGGAAATATATGATCATCGTGTTGATCTTTTAATTTTTTATTTATTTTATAATTTCCATCTGGAAGATATATAAACCAACGATTTCCAATAGAAGAACCATATTCATAACAACATAATTTACACATATTATGAATTCCACATTCCATTCCAATTGATAAATTAAATAATTGAATAGATTTTTCTATTTTACATCTGGAACATATTTTACAATCTTTACCATATTTTTCTTTATATAACTCATATATTTCATCAGATGTTTTATTATTTTTTTCTAATTTTTCTTTTTCAATTCTAGCTTTTCTTCTTAATTTAGAACAATTTTTACAAAATCCTTGAAGACCATCGCCTTTATTAATAATAACTTCATTTTCAATAATTTTAACATCTCTTAATTCAAATTCTTTAATTGGAACTATTGGATCTCCTTCATGTCTAACTCCAGTAATACTCCCGTATTTATGACCGAAATTACAATTTTTATATTTACCAATTCTTTTTTCAATAAAATCATATATTATTATATGATCTTTAATAATATTCTTTCCTAAATTATCATTAACTTTTCTTTGATTTTTTAACATATTATTTTATTTAAATTTTAATTAAATCACTTTTTATTAAATATGATTAATATTTTTATTTTTAGGAGAGATTTTAGAACATTTGATAATACTTCTTTAAATTTGTTAAAAAAAACTTATCCAAATATGAAAATACTTCCTATTTTTATTTTTAATAAAAATCAAATTGAACCTTCTAAAAATCCCTATTATTCTCATAATGCTTTTGAATTTATGTGTGATAGTCTTCTTGAAATCCCTTCTCTTAATTGTTATTTAACTAATGATGATATTTCAATTCTTAAAGAACTTCAATCAAAATTTGAAATTAATGCTATTTCATTTAATCTCGATTTTACCCCTTATGCTATTAAAAGAGATAAAAAGATAATTGATTGGTGTAATTCTCAAAAAATTAAAGTTATTCACGAAGAAGATTATACTCTTCATAAAATAGGAACTATTGTTAAAGATGATGGAAAACCTTATCAAAAATTCACTCCATTTTATAAAAAAGGAATATTAATAAAACCTTCTCCAATTACTAATTTAAAATTTGATTTTATAAAAGATACTTCTGCTAAAATTAATCCAACTTCTTTAATTAAAAAAAGAAATCCTGAAATAAAAGTTATAGGAGGTCGTGAAAACGCCCTTAAAATTCTTAAAAAATTAAAAGAAGGTATTTTTGATAATTATGATACAGATAGAGAATATCCTTATTTAGATAAAACTACTAAATTAAGTGCCTATATTAAATTTGGTTGTTTATCAATTAGAGAAATTTATTATTCCCTTCCTACAAATCATGGAATAATTCGTGAATTATTTTGGAAAGATTTTTATGCTAATATTTCTTATTATTTCCCTTATATTTTTGGAAATAGTTTTTTGAAAAAATATAATAATATTAAATGGGATAATAATGAAGATTTTTTTAATAAATGGAAAGAAGGTAAAACAGGATTTCCATTAATTGATGCTTCAATGCGTCAATTAAATATAACAGGATGGATGCACAATAGATGTAGAATGCTTGTTTCTTGTTTTTTGGCAAAAAATTTATTTATAGATTGGAGAATAGGTGAAAGATATTTCGCATCAAGATTAGTAGATTATGATCCTTCATCAAATAATGGAGGATGGCAGTGGTCAGCATCAACAGGAACTGATAGTCAGCCTTATTTTCGTATATTTTCTCCAACACTTCAAATGAAAAAATATGATAAAGATTGTCGATTTATTAAAAAATGGGTTGATGAATTAAAAGATGTTGATAATAAAATAATTTTAAATTGGGAAACTAAACAATATTCGAGTATAAATTATCAAATACCTATTATTGATTTTAAAAAAACTTCACAAAAATTTAAATCATCGTTTTCCTTATAACTCTATTATATTTATCTTGAATATTCTTCTCATAATATTCTGCGGTCTTTATTTTATTTGTAAATAAATGATAAATCCATTCAAAAAATCCATAAATGCTATTTAAAAATGTTAATATACTTTCATTAAATATTGTATAAAATAAATAACCAACATATATAACAATTAAAATAAAAAATATTTTAACTGCTGTTTTGAATATATATATAAAATCTGGAATATTTGTTTCTTCTTCAACTGGTGTCATTATTTCATTTGTTTTTTCTATTAATGGTTTTTTATTTTCTTCTGTTTCTCTTCCACCACATTTAGTTTTTTCATCTTTTGATGAAAAATTTTTACAATCTATATCACAATATATTTTACAATTACTATTATTTTTACATTTTTCAATATCATTACATTCATTTCTACATTTAACACAAATATTATTTTCTAAAAATTCTCCCGAAATACATTTATTATTTTTAATTATTTCATTTTGTTCTTCTGTATAAAATATAAAATTACGAATATAATTATCTTTGAAATTAAAAATAGTTATAATATCTTTATATTGATCAATTTTTTTATCTATTTTTTCATTAATTTTATTTAATTCATCAAATTTATAATATTCTATATTAAATCCATTTATAATTTTATCTCTATTTGATTGTTCTTTAAAAAAATCATAATATAATGCTACATATTTAAATTCTTTTTCAATTTCTCCTTTTATTTTTGTAGTATAATTATCAATTGCTTTTTTTGTTCTATCAATTAAATTTTTACTAAAATCTGTTTTATTATCATAACAAATATTAATTGCCTTATATAAAATATTCGCTAATCTATGTCTTTTTTCTTTAGTTTTATCACTATTTGTATGATTTATATCTAAATCATTTAATACATCAAATATATTATATCTATTTTTATTATGTTTTGTTATATTTAATATTATATTACTTTTATCATCTTTATCATCAAAAAATGTTTCATTATTTTGAATATTATCAAGAAATTCTTTATAACGATATGCTATATATACTGTATGAATTAAAATAATATCATTTGATAATATTTCATTCTTATCCATTCCTAAAATAGTTATTAAATCATTTTCTTTAAAATTTTGATGTTTATATGTTAAATATCTATATTCTAATGAAAAATCAGGAATATCTAATATATTATCATTAACAATTGTATTTAAAACCTTCTTTATTTCATCAAAAACTTCATTTATAATATAATTATCACTTTTATCTAAATTTAAATTAGTATCTATATTTATATCATATTTATTTAATTTTTTATTTAATTTATATTTGTATAAATTATTAAATAACATAAATAAACTATCTTTATTATTTCCTATAAGATTTATTAATGCTATTGGTGAATAATCTAATTTATTTTCATATTTACCTTCATAAGCATATTCTTTTGGAATACATAAATTACTTCCTGTCGTATTAACATATGGAAGTTCTCCTGCTTTACAATTATTATAACATATTTTAACATCTTCTTTTGAAAATGAACCACTATCTTTTAAAATTCTATTTCCAAGATGATAATTAGGAATAACTATCCAATCAAACCATCTATCTTCACAATATTTATTATTTTGAATTTTTTCATATTTAAAATTACCTTCTTCATCTTCTAATTCCTTCATATTTAATTTAATAAATATTTCATCCTTCTCTTCAATTTTTTTTAATTCTGGTGGTAAATTAAATTCACTTGGTATCATACAATAACCATCTTTATAAGTAAATAAAGGATTTCCTGTTTCTAAAACACAATTTAAATAATATTCTCCTATATTATTTGTTTCTCCACATAAATTCTTTGTTCGTTCTTCTACACCATTATATTCAAAAATAAAATTATTAGTCGAAGGATCTCTAAAATTAATATTTAAATCAGTTAATGATGTTGTTAAATCTTCTTTAAAAAGTGAATTATTACTATTATTTAATGAATATTTACTATCATTATTTGTTTTTAATTTTAATTTATTTAAAGCATTTATACTACATCTTTCAATTGGTTTTGAATATAAATTATCATTACATTTATTTTCCATTTTTTCTTTCTATTTATTATAAATGAATATTTATATATCAATAGAAGAATATTTATAATTAATTCCATCATATAAAAACATTTTATTCAAAATTGTTTCTGCCCTTTTATCATTATCATTAATTATTTTTCCTTGAATTTTATTAAATTTAAATTCATTAATAATAGATGTTTCTTTAAATGGAAGTATATATGAAGGATCAATATTTCTTATAGGGTGTAAATCACCTTTATATTTAATATTTTTAATATTAAACTTCCATCTATTATTATCATCTTTTTCAACTGGAATAACAAATGTTTTATTATTTATTGGATATAATTCTTTTATTTTTATAGGCAATTTATCATAATCAATATTTGAGATTTGTTCAATAGATGACATAGGTATTTCAATTTCATGTGGTTTTAATGTTGTATATGTGTTATTTTTATCATCATTTTTCTTAACATGATATATTCCATCATTTCTTCCAGTATTTATTTTTTCTCTTTCAGTTCCAACTAATTCATATATATCATTTCCAACAATTGAATTTAATTTATTTTTAAAAAAATTAAATTGATATTTATATTTATCTGGAATTAAACTATAAAAAGAATTACTTATATTACCAAAAAAATCTGGTGTTGCTGTTTTAATTAAACAATCTGAATAATTCTTATCTGTTGAAACTAATTTATTCCCAATTTCAGTTACTCCTTTTTCGCCATATAAAAAATAATTTATACCAAAAAAAATTGCTATAATTAATAATATTAATACAATAGTTTTAATTATAACCCCTTGACCAACACCAGCAGCATTTTTAATACCTGTTCCTAAATTTTTTAATATATTCCACATTTTTTCAAAAAAAATTAAAACATATTTAACAATTTTTAAAACTAAATTAATTATAAAATTAATTATCTTTCCAATACATGTTATTAAAAATTGAATTTGATTTGATCTATGTTTTTTTAATTCAATTATATTCTTATCTTTTTCATTTTCTAATTTTATATCATGTTCATTTCTTTCCTTCTCCTCTCTTGCTAATATAACTTCTCTTTTTGCTTCATTTAAATTATCCTTATATTTTTTTATCAAATCTTCTTTTTTACCATCACGAATATTATAATCAATATCATCAGCAATATAAATACCCTTTTTATTAATATTCTTAAAAATTGGAATTTTTTCTAATAAACTTGTTCCGCCTCTTTTAGTTTTTTTATTCATATTTTTTCTATTTATTATAAATAAATGAAATTTAATCTTTTTTTTATAATTATTATTCTCATATATATCTGTTGTTATTTTATATTTCCAAAAGATATTTTAATTCTTCAATCAAATATTAAAGATTTCAATTTTACCTCTTTAATCTCACGACAACCTATAGTTCTCATAGATTATTTACAAGAACCAGAAAAATTAATCAATTTATGGTTTAATTATAATTTTATTTCTAATTTTAATCCTATTGATGATTGGATACATAACAAAAATAAATATCTTTTTATTAATGCTTCAAAAGATACTGAAATTATTATATTTAAATCAACTATTTTTCAATATATTCCTAATGAAAATGATAAAATAATAGCAATCAAATTACAAAAATCTCAATCCTTAATTCTCCCTTATCGTTGGAACTATTATTTAAATCCTAATCACGTTTCTACATGGGCAATTAATGATTTAATTACTTCTTTCCTTTTTTTTTAATCGTCTTTAATTCTCCCTTCAAATCATTTTCATAATCTTCTAATATTTCTTTCTTATAATTAATCCATTCCTTTAATAATATATTTAATTCATCCTCCCATATTTGAATAATCGATGTTCCTTCTAATACCTTAATCTCATTTTCTAATTTCATTACCTCTTTTTCTAAACTTTCTTTCTTATCTGCCGTTAATTGTGAAATAGGCAATTGTAATAAATAATTATAACTATTCTCATATCTTTCATAATCTCTTTCTTCCAATTTTTCTTCAATCTCTCTTAATTTCTTATTCATAATTAAGATATTACCTTCAATTACATCCAATATAAATCTAATTTTATTTGAAATTATTAAGAATTCATCTCTCATTATCTTTAATTGTTTTTCCTTTCTCGTATGATATTTATAAATACGAATTTTAAACCATTCAATCAATATCTCACCAATATTCTCATATTTCTTAATATTTCCCTTCTGTGTAAATAAATGAAGATTATTTAAACTTAAATTTTTACTTGAACTTAAATTAAATTCTCCAATAATCTTATCCTTATCTTCTCCTTCTACTACTTTAAGAATAAATTTAACATTCTTCGCCGTATAATGACTTTCAAATGATTTTAAATATTTATTATTCTTAATTATTAAATCTTCTAAAAATTCCTTATAATTCTCTGTCCATGTTCCTATCGGTAATTCACTAATCTCTATTGTAGTATCATCAATCCATTTATAAATTCCATTTGATATATATGAACCTTTCTCATTTTTAACTATTAATCCTTTAAAACCTAAATAGAATGGTTCAATTTCTCTAATATTATCATCTTCTATCAATTCAATTCCCTTATCAATATCATCAATTGTTAAAATATCCCCAATTATTAATTTAATTTTTTCAATATATTCAAGATAAATATTAATTATATCTGTTGGATTAAATTGAGGAATATTTGTTGAATATCCCGTTCCAATTCCAATCGCTCCATTTACTAAAATCATAGGAATAATTGGAAGATAATAATCAGGTTCAATTGTTAAACCATCTTCATCTAAATAATTAAGAATTTCATTATCTTCCTCTTTGAATATTAATTTTGTCAATTTTGAAATAACTGTATAAATATATCTCGATGATGAAGCATCATGACCTCCTTGAATTCTTGTCCCAAATTGTCCATTTGGTGATAATAAATTAATATTATTTGTTCCCACAAATATTTGGGCCATTCCAATAATTGCCTCTTGTAATGAATTCTCTCCATGATGATACGCAGTTACTTCACTTACATTTCCCGCTAATTGTGCGACTTTTATCTCATTAGAATATAATTTTCTCTTAAAACAAGCAAATAAGATTTTTCTCGTGCTTTCTTTAAGACCATCCATAATATTTGGAATTGATCTCTCCAAATTTCTATTACTGAAATGAATTAAATCCTTATTTATAAAGGTTTCATAACTAATAATCTCATCCTTATAATCTAAAACATCAGTCTTATCATATTTTGCTAACCATTCCTTTCTATCATCTGCTCGCTTTTTATTAAAAGCAAGATTTATAAATTCATTTGAATTTTCAGTATATTTATATGTAATCTTCTTCATATTCTTAAAATATTCTTTCGCTTCTTCATCCGTTGATGTTCCAAGTCCCTTATAATATTTAATCTTCCATCCATTCTTATTTAATAACTCTTCACTCCATTTTTCATAATCACTCATATTATAAAATGATAATATCTCCTTTGTTGTATTATTCGTCGCTTTAATAATAGGTGTTAATAATGATGTCATAAATCCATCAAATTTATATAATGAACTCCATAATGTTTCAAATACATTAAATAATAATCCTTTAATATGACTTCCATCATGGTCTTGGTCTGTCATAATCATAATTTTACCATATCTAAGTGAATTAATATTATCCGTATAATCTTTATTTTGTTCTAATCCTAATATTTTTTTAAGAGCAGTTATTTCAACATTATCACTAATCTTCGCATAACTAACATCCTTTACATTCATTATCTTTCCACGAAGTGGAAATACACCATAATAATCTCTACCAACTACACTTAAACCGGCAATAGCAGTAGTTTTTGCCGAATCTCCTTCTGTTAATATTAATGTACATTTAGAACTATCTTTCGTTCCTGCTTGATTAGCATCATCTAATTTAGATACAATTATTTTATTTATCTTCTTTCCATCAGTTTTAGTTAATTTTTTCTGTTCTGTTATTTCATTCGCACTTAACGCATTTTCAATAATACCAGATTTATATAATTTCTCATAAAATTTTTCACTTAATTCACATTTAGACCCAAATTTAGTTATTTGTGTTGTTAATGTCTCCTTCGATTGACTATCAAATGAAGGATTTTCTATTATTGATTTTACAAATATGAATAAATTATCTCGAATATATTGAGGTTTAATTGTCTTCTTCTTCTTTAATAATGTCATATCCACTAATTTTTTTGTAATAACATTTAATATATATTCTAAATGTTTTCCTCCTCTAATAGTATTAATTCCATTTACAAATGACATATGTTCAAATGATCCATTTGGATTAAATGCAACTACAACTTCCCATCTATCATTAGGTTTCTCATAAAATCTTGGTTGAATTGTTCGTGTATCTAAAAATAAATCCGCATATTTTTCAAAATCTTTCACTGGAATTTTATCATCATTTAAATATACATTTACTGAAACATCTGTTGATGCTGAAACATCATAAACACGTCTCTTAAATAAATCATAAATATCGTCTGTCATCTCTTTTAATCCAAATTTCTCATAATCAGGAAGAAATGAAATTTTTGTATATGGTTTCTTTAAACATGATTTTATTTCTGGTTCTTCCTTAATCGTTAAATTTTCTCTAAATGTCTGTTTATAAATCTTCTTTCTAATATGATCTATCGTCTCTATCGTAAATTCTTTAGAGAAAATATTTGCTAATTTAATACCAAGACCATTAACACCTCCAATAGTCCTAATCTCATCATCATTATAATTTGATGAAGTTAATAATTCACCAAATATCATCTCTGGAATATATATATCATATTCTCCATGTTTAACTACTTCAATTCCATTACCATCATTAAATACTTCTATAATTCCAGTTGCCTTATTTATAGAAACCTTGATATTTTTAACAATTATTGATTTTTCACTTTTATCTTCACGAGTTCTAACTGAATGATCAATCGCATTCACTAATGCTTCATCAAATATCTTAAATAATCCCGGAATATATGTAATTTGTTTCTTAATAATCTTATTCGTATTATCAACTATATAAGTTTCTATAGTATTCGGTTCAATTGTTCCAATATACATAGCAGGTCTGCTATATATATGAGACCTAAGTTCATGCTTTTTATATTTATTTTCAATTATACTTGTCATTTGCTTTATTTATTTCTTTTTGCTTTTAAATAAAATCATTTTTTTTTGTAATAAAATATTAATAAAAAGAAATAAAAATGATTTTATTTATTTAATTAAATATTTAAACATGTTCATTCAGTTTAGCAGTTATAATCATCCTATTAGTTCTGTAGAACTTAATGAAAATGAAGACATTCTTCTCTTCAAGACCACTTTATATACTTATAGGTTCGAAGCATTAGGAGATTGTTGTTCTGTCTCGCAATTCAAAAAATTTGAAGACATCGATTTCTCATCAGTTGTTGGAAAAATTATCAAGGGAGTTAAGGAAATTAATGGAGATGACTTTGAATATGATACTGATAGTGAAGATTGTACTACACCTCATCTATATCAAATGACATTCAAGGATAGCGATGAAACCTTTAAGTTTCTCATGGTGAATTACTCCAACGGATATTATGATGGTTGGATTAATTCTTCAGTAGTTTTCTAATTTTTTTTTCTTATAATTGAAGGATGTTGATTATTATTGGTCTTGCTGGTAGTGGAAAAACAAGTTATTTTCATAAAAATTTATCAAATAAATATGAATTATTTGATGATTTCATTTCTAACTTCTTTAATGGAGAAATAATAGAAAAAATAAATGAAGAGCTTTGTTTAATAGACCCTCGATTATGTGATTATAATTTATTTAAAAAAATTATGATAGAAATAGAAAAATTTATTAATAAATCTCAAATCAAATTAATTCTATTTGAAAATAATCCTGAAAAATGTTTGATTAATTCTCAAAAAAGAAATAAAAAGAATGTTTCAAAAATGATTGAGATATATTCAAAGAAATATGATTTGAATAATTATTTAGATTATAATCACGAAATTATAAAAGTCTATGAATAAATTCATAAATATCTTGTCCTATTTCTTCCATAGATTTATCATCAATATCTATAACTATCTTTTTATCTTTTAATTCTTCATATGCTCTTTCGTGATATTCATGAATATCCTTCAAATATTCTAATGTTATATCCATTTCATTATCACGACCTCTTTTATAAATTTTTTCTAAACATTTTTCTGGAGAAGAACGAAAATAAATAAAATAATTTGATTTCCATATAATATCAGTTTTATCATATAATTCATTTATAATCGTATTCTCATTTTTATTTATTAAATTAATATCATACATATATTTATTAAAAGTATTTCTTATGAAATATGGACTTCTTTCCATTATTACTATTGAACTTTTATTCTTTTCTTGTATCCATGAACGGTCTAACCATATCCTAATTAAAAATTTGAAATAATCTTTTTTATCTATATATATATTATCTAAATATGGTTTCCATTTATCAATAGGTTCTAAATCAACATTAATATTATAATTAGTATGAAGATAATTAAGAATTGATGTCTTACCAGCACCAATATTTCCATCAATTGTTATTATAGGCATTATATAACTATCTATTCATTTATTTAAATATCTTAAACATCTTATTTTTTTCAATTATAGATTTAATCATAGGAGGTTTAATATCTTCCTTAATTTTATTTAATTTCATTATTAAACATTTAATATAAGTTTCTATCATTAAAACTAATTCATCTATTATTATTTTACCTGCTTTTAATTTATAATGAATTAAGAAATTCTTAATAACTTTAATAAATGGACTAACACTACCACCTCCTATCTGTGGTCTCATAATACCACTTTGAAAATTAATAGTAAGTAAATCATTTTGATTATTAGTTGGTAAATAACGTCCGCTATTAGTTCCATAAAATTCCTGAGGCATAACAATAGAATTACCTCCTTTTATAGTGGTTTTACATACTTTATTTAAATAAGTATGAAGAATTTGAATATTTTCTTTTGTTATCGTTTTAGAATTATTTATAAACGCAATAATAGATGATATAGAAATTATGTTAAATACTATATTTTGAATACAATCACTTAAACATTTAATACTTGCTTTTGTTTTAATTTTTAAATCATAATCCTTTATTATTTTTTCAACATAAATCGTCAAATTAGAATTATTCATATCTTTTCTATAAAATAAGAAAGAAAAAAGAAATGGATACAAGTTATATCCTTAATGGAAGAATTAATTTATTTGATGAAAATGCTAAATCTTCTAAAATATTAAATAATAATCCACAATTTTATAATGAAAAAAATATTTCAACTATTAATAGAAATATTACTGGTAATTGTGTTTCTGAAATTTATTTTTCCCAAGAAAATATGGATATAATTCAACATGGTATTTTTAATAGTGTTTATAATTTAACTGAAGGACAATTTAAAATAGGAAAACAAAGCGAACAAGAACTTAAAATTATTATGAGATCTATCTATTTCCAAAATTCTAAAAATCTTAATTTTAATTTAAAGGAACAAGTTCGTGAATTAAATACTATTGTAATTCGCTGGTCTGTTGATGAAATTATTAAAAATATTAAACAATATATAGAATATAAGAAAAGTGTTTCAACACTACCATTACCATTAGAACATTCGCAATTACCATCTCAAAAAGGAACAAAAATACTTGAAATAAAATCATTTATATAAATAGAACTTAATAATGGGGAATGCTAAATCTACGAGTTGTTCTAATAGTACTTCTATTACAGAACAAGATTTAAAATTAACGGATTATGATATGACTATTTATGAATATCGAAAAGAAAGAATATTCAAAGGAACTATTGCAATTTGTATTTTATATGCTTTTATAGCATTATCAATTCTTCTATCAAGTTATTTATTTCCAACTATAAAATTTGTAATATTTGAAAAATTTCTTCCTTTTACTATTGTATTTATTGTTGGGACAATCCTTTTAATTATTTATCTATTTTATAATGTTATTTATTTTAAACCTATTAAAATAAATAAAAATTATGATTATGGAAATATTAGTTGTCCTGATTATTGGAAACTTGAATATGATCCAGAATTATCTAAATATTTTGATAGTAATACTATAAATACTAATATATTTAATTATAGATGTGTATTAGATTCTAATATATTAAGTAAAACAGATTTATATTTTAATCAAAAAAATAAATATATTGCTGATGGATCTACAGATGCAAATGCTTCAGCAGCAATTGGAATTACTGAAACAGCTACTACTAATACATTAGATAAAGTTTATAATTATGAAAGTCAAAATAAAGATATTATTGATTCTGATAATAATAGATATTATTATGCTAATATTAAAAATTCAAGTAATTTAAAAATAATTGATAAAATTGCTGGAACATATGATAGTAATATTTATAAAAATCTTGTGGAAAGTTCTTTATTAATGAATAATTACTTTTTTAATTCTAATATTAGTAAAACGAGTGATTATAATATCTATCAACATATAAAAAATGGAGATGCAGAAAATAATTTTGATGTAAATATTGTTAATACAGAGTTTAGTTCTAAAAAAGATGATTTAAAAATAAATCATGTTAAATTTAATAATTATGATAGTGATATTGATGATACAACAGGTAAATCTATTATAATTAAAAAAAATATAACAGATGGAACATTATCATATTTAGATAGTGTAGATTATAGTTCATCTGTTCCTACATCACAAGGTGGTGTTAATAAAACAGATTTAATTAATTTTCCATTAGTTTGTAATAGAGTTTATCCATTATTATTAGCAGCAAAAGATAAGGAATTAAGTAAAAATAGTAGTGGAAGATATGATGAAAATGTTTTAAGATGTGCCTATTCAAAAATGTGTGGAATTCCTTGGAGTGATATGAATTGTGATAAATATGATATATAATTTTTATTTAAGGATTTTCATTTAATTTAAATTAATATGAGTAAATTATTAAGAGGCGAATTGTTAGTTTTTACAGAAAGAGGTCTAGTTCGTTTAGATAATATTACAAAGGATGATAAAATATTAACAATAGATAATGAATATGAAGAAATTGAAGAAATTTCAAAAGTTTTTAAGAAAAAATATAAATTAAATAAAATTGATAATTATTATTTAAATGATAATATTGAAATTAAAGCAATTAAGAATATTCCATTTGATTATGATTCGAAAGATATTCAAAATATAATGGAAGATAATAAAAATAAATATCTTCAAAAATCTTCAATTGGAGATTTAAGTGAATTTGATTTTATAGGTTTTCCATTAAATGTTAATTCAAATAATTCTTCAAAAAATAATGATTATTATAGATATCAAGGATTAATATTAACATCTCATTTAAAATTTAATAATGATTATGATAAATCATCAATTGATTTTCTTGAAAATTATGTAATTTCAAATGAAATTCCTTATGAAATTAAAAAAGATACATTTTCAACAATATTTGAAATTATTAATGAAAGAAAAATAAGATTTGAAGATATTTTTAAAATGAATATTGATGAATTAAATGAATTTATAAAAGGAATTATTGAGAATTCAAATGAATTCTTTGTAATTGATAATGAAATTTTTAAAATCATTAAATTCACATGTCTATTTTTAGGAATTAATATGACATCTTATTTTAAAGATGGTAGAATTAATATAAAAATCCTAAAAGAAGATAAAAATAAATTCATTTATGATAATTTTATATGGAATAAAATAAAATATATTAAAAAAGTAGATTTCACAGGAAATCTTTATTCACTTTCTTTAAAATCTAAAAAAAATTATTTAACTGAATTTGGTCTTATTTCATAACAGCTTTAATTGTTGGATGATATTTATAATTACTTAATTCAAAATCTTCATATGTTAATTCCTCTATCCATTTTATTTTTTCATCAATTGACAAATTCTTATCAATATGTTTCTTTATTTCAACCACAGGACTTTCATAAATATCTCTTAATAATTGTTCATTAACTCCTTCAAAATGTTCATAATAAATATGACAATCACAAATAGATATACAAATTTCATTTACTTTCATTCCCATCGTTTTTGCTATAATCATCGCTAATAATGTTGTAGAAGCAATATTAAAAGGAACTCCTAGAAATAAATCAGCAGATCTCATATACATCATACAATTTAGATTTTCATTATCAATTTTATAAAAATTATATAGAAGATGACATGGAGGAAGTGCTTGTTCTTTTAAATCACATGGGTTCCATGCTGAAAAAATTGCTCTTCTACTATTATTAAGAGATAATTCTTCTATAATATATCTAATTTGGTCAAAATATCCATTAAAAGAACGCCATTCATAACCATAAACCTTACCTAATTCACCTTCTTTATTATTAAATAAACCAATAGAATTTAAATATTCTCTTGTTGAATTTCCTTTCCAAATATTAATACCTTTATCTTCTAATTCTTTTGAATTTGTAGAACCTCTTAAAAACCATAAAAGTTCTTCAACAATTCCACGAAAAAATACTTTTTTTGTTGTTAATAATGGAAAAGTTTCACCATTATTTACTTTAAATTTTAATAAAGAACCGAATAAAGAATATGTAAATCCATTTCTATTTTCTTTTCTAATACCATTTTTATATACATCTTCTAATAATTCTAAATATCCTTTTTCATTCATTTTAAATTAAATTTATAATAAATTCTTTAAACCTTTGAAGAAAAAATAAAAAAAATGATTTTGATTTTAAATAAATTATTTATATAATTAAAATGCATCGCAACATCAAATCTGGAATTTATTCTAATAATTCTACAAGATATAATAGAATTTCTAACAAGAAAACTAAAAATATCACATATATTCAAGATGAAGATATAAAGATGAAAATTAATTGTAATAGTTTATATGACTTTTCTGTTTCACAAGAAACAAAGAAAATGTTAAATCATAAAAACAAATATTACAAAATTAATAACGAAGAAGATATCTTCGATTATTAATTTTTGTTTTTTTAATTTTAAAAAATGATTAATTAGTTTAATAAATAATTTTATTAAAAATGGAGAATAATGGAACAGGTGCTGGTGGAAAAAATACAAATATATATGGTAAAAAATTTGAAGAAAAAACAAATAATGAAAATAATTTAATTGATGATGGATATACTATAAATCATTATTGTAAATTAAAAAATAAATATAATTATTATTTATTTAAAAATTATGAAAATAAGACAATATATTTTACATTACAAAATGGATTAAAAAAATTTATTAAATATAAATATAATATAGATATATTTAGATGTCCAGATGAAGCATATATTATAGAAATGAATAATGGAAAAAAAATAATAAAAATATTAGAAAAAAAAGAACAACGTGTTGAAGGTTCAGTTGAAACTAAATTATGGAGTTCGCCTTCATTAAAAAGAGAATATGAATTAATTTTAGGTGAAGAATTTAAAATAGAATATTCATTGTGTTTAAGCAATTTTTTAACAAAAAAATTTAAATCATTTGAAATTTAATTTCAAATTTTAAAAAAAATTTTAGATGAACATAATATAGAAGTTTTATATGGAGATGATGATGATTATTTCATTAAATTAAATGAATGGATTAATAATTAGTTATAATAACTTCATTTATTTTTGATTGTGGATTTTTTGAATTTATTTTTCTTTTACATATAATTATTTCTATATTAAATTCGTTTAAATTATCATGAATATATTTAACATCTGAATTATTCATTAAAAATTTAAATTTATTATTTTTAATAATTTCTATTAAATCATTATGATTTTTTAAATTAAAACCATCTTTATTATAACTAACAAATGAATTATCTTTTTCAGGATAATATGGAGGGTCTAAATAAATGAAATCATCTATTTCAAATTTTGTTAATAAAGATTTATTATAATCTTGATGAATAAATATAACATTTTTAACTAAATTATGAATTTCTTCTAAATGATTTTTATTTATAATTTCAGGATTTTTATAATTTCCATATGGAACATTAAACCCATTTTTACTTTCTCTATACATACCTCTAAAACAAGTTTTATTCAAAAATAAGAATAAAGATGATGCTTGAATAGATTTCTTATCTTCCAATGAATTATATATATCTCTTAAATAATAATAATAACTTTCTTTATCTTCTTCTTTCTTAAATATTTCAATTATTTTTATTATTTCATCATATAATTCTTTATGATTATCTTGAATATTTTTATAGAAATAAATTAATGGTTCATTTATATCATATGCGAATATATTACCTTTAATATTTATTAATCCCTCATTTTTATAATATAAAAGACCAATAAGAACACTAGCACCTCCTATAAAAATTTCATGATAATTATTAATTTCTTTTGGAAATTTATCTAATATTTCTTTTATAATTTGTGTTTTACCGCCTATCCATTTAAGAAGAGGTTTATTCATTTTTATTAAATATATTTAATAATTTTAATCATTTTTTAAATAACAAAAAACTTTTATAAATTTATTTGTTCAATTGGTTGATATTTCTTAAATTTATCATTAAATCTACATTTGAATTTTATTGTATATGTTAAATTCTTATCTTTGAATAATTCACGCAATCTAATACTTTCTTTTAATGTAGGAATTAAAGCAATTCCTATCTTATTTGATGTTAATATATTGAAATTATCATAAAGATTATAAATATCAGCATCATCTGTTTTTGATATCCATAATTCCTTAAATTCTTCCATTTCATTCATTTTTAATACAGGAATATTTGATGTTATAATGAAATTTGATGTTATTTGAATTTCCGAATTTTGATTTAATGATTTAAATTCTGTAATATCTTTAACCTTTTTCTTAACATCTACTATCATTTTTTCATCAAAATTATATAATTTAGGTTTATGTTTTAAATAATATGAATAGAAATATAATCCTCTACATGTATAATTAAGAGTTTTTGATTTTTCCATCAATTCATTCACAGAATTTTTAGATAAATAATAATAATTCTTTATTTGATATGAACAAATATCACATACATTATCAGGTGTATATTTATCATTTAATAAATTATAAATGATTTTTAAACGTTCTAATATATTCAAATTATCTAATTTTTTACCTTCATAAGCAATCATATCATTAATTATAAATATCCATTTATTTTCTTTCGTCTTTACCATTTCACCTTCCAAAAGGGTATTTAAAAATAAAGATGGAGCAAATAACCCCCTTGTTAATATTATTCGAGGTTTTTCATATCCAGTATGAATTTTCATATCTATAAAATAAATAATCTCAACATCATTATATTTTGTTAAATATATATAATATCTATTCCCATTTGTTCTTAATGAAATCATATGTGGAACCTTATTTAAATGATGTATATTCGTATCATCTAATTTAAAATAATGTTTTTGAATAATTCTTATACCATATAAATTAAATATCTCATTTAATATTTGGTCTTTTGTATTATTACATTTAATATTCCAAGCAACTCTATCCCCAAATGAAATAATACCAGTTTGCATTTTTTAATTTAAATAATTAACTATATAAATATTTTAAATCATTTTTTTATGAAAATATTATCATTATTATGTACAACCAATAATGATACTACACCAATACCTAATAAAAATAAATTTATACTTGGTATTTCTTCTTTATGGGTTTTAACAATGATACGCCATTCATTATTAATATTTTTTTAATTTCAATAGTTTCATCTATTTTTTTGGTATAAATATGAATTAAATTCTATTTATCATAAATTAGATAAATTATTTGCTTGGTCAATTTTTCTACTAAATTTAAAATATGCCTTAAATAATTTACATTTTTTATCATTAATAATACTCTTTTATTATTTAAGCGATTATTTCACGATTAAAAAAAATTTAAATATCAATTAATTTCTCATCTTTTATTTCGTTATTTCTTTTTCATTTGGATTTATCTTACAATTGCTAATAATTATAATAATTTATATTTAATTACTATCGGATATTTCTCTCATAATTATTATCTTTCAAAAAACATTATTAAATTTGATTTATACAATTATATTTATTATTTAAAAAATGATTTATATTAATAATTATATAAATATATGAGTTCATTTTATGCCGTCGCAAAAGGTCATAAAACAGGTGTTTTCACATGTTGGAATGAATGTAAAACACATATAGAAGGATTTGAAAATCCTATTTATAAGAAATTTGATAATATTGAAGATGCTACTGAATTTATTGATGATTTAATTAATAATATGTATATTTATACCGATGGAGCATGTATTAATAATGGTTCAAAAGATGCTAAAGCTGGAATTGGTATTTTCTTCTCCAAAGATAATCCTAATAATGTTTCAAGAGAACTTCAAGGAGAAAAATTAACAAATAATATTGCTGAATTAACAGCAATTATTGAAGCAATAAATATAATAAAATCTTGTAAAGTTCCTAATAAAATTATTGTAACTGATTCCGAATATGCTATTAAATGTGCTACAACTTATGGAAGTAAATTAGAAAAAAAAGAATGGATTATTAAAAAAGAAGGTAAAATAATTCCTAATCTTGATTTAGTTAAAGAATTATATTTATTATCTATTAAATATGATATTAAATATCAACATATTCTCGCACATACTGGTAATAAAGATAAACATTCAATAGGAAATTATTATGCCGATTTATTAGCAAATCAATCAATTAATCTTCACCAAAAAACTAAAACTTCCAATCCTCGTATTTATTTGAAAGTTAAATATGCTGATAAAGATGAAGCAAAAACTAAAGGAGCACGATGGGATGCTGATAAAAAATCTTGGTATATTTATGAAGATAATAAAAATAAATCATTCTTATTATCTAAATTTTCTTAATAATCCTTCTCATATCCACAATACCATCGCATTTCTTCTTCTTCTTCTAATGCTATATCCATTTCTTTATCATATTCATCTATATTTATTTTTCCATAAAACCAACGAAGAAATTCCTCAGTTTCATATTCCTCATATTCCATATATTCATCATCATAATTATTTTCTTCATTCATTTTATTTTTTGTATTATTTTTTATAATCATTTTTTTTATTAATTATTTATAAATGTATTATTCATATTCTAATGATATCAGTAATGATACAGATAGAATAATTATTATTGGTGATGTCCATGGTGATATTAAGAGATTTAAGGAAATTCTTATTAAAAGTGAAATTATTAATACTAATCTTGAATGGATTGCTGAACCTTCTAATACTATTATAATTCAATTAGGAGACCAAATCGATAGTTTAAATAGAATGTCTAATGAAAATTGGGAAGTTTTAAGCGATTTTGAAATGATTTATTTCACTGAACATTTAAATGATATCGCAAGAATTAAAGGTGGTTCTGTAATATCTCTCATAGGTAATCACGAATTAATGAATATTATTGGTGATTTCTCTTATGTATCTCCTAAAAATAGAAATGAATTGAGAATAGATTTATTTAAAGCTAAATCTGGTTCTATTGGATTAATTTTGGCGAAAAGACCATTAATTCTTAAAATAAAAGATTTATTATTCTGTCATGCTAAACTTAATTTAGCACATTTAGAATTATTAAAAAAAAGAAATAAAGATATTTTTTATATTAATTTTATTTGGAAAAATTATATGGAAAATGGTAAAGTAGCATTAGAAGATAAAGCTATATTTGATGAAATTATTTTAGGTCATAATGGAATATTATGGAATAGAAATGAAAATAATAAAACTCAAACGGAACAATTATTTAAAGAATTAGGTGTTAAATTTATGTTTTTAGGTCATACCGCATTAGAACGAATATCAATAGTAGATAATCAAATTTTTTATTGTGATACAGGATTATCAAGAGCATTTGGAACAAAGAAATATCAATATATAGATATTAATAATAAACATATAAATATAAAAACAATTGAATAAAAATTTATTGATTTTTAATTACAATTTTTCCTTTTTCAATAGAAGCTATATAATCATAACATTTCTCCTTATTTCCTATCATTCTTTTTAATGAGAATTTAACGGATTTCTTATTTCCTATTAAAACTTTTTTCGCAATTTTCTTCGCACATTCTCTCGCTGATATTCCTGAAACTTTCTTAAAAGTATGTTTAAAATTTGCTTTACATATATGATATTCAATATTATTTGATTTTTTTCCTCCTCTATATCCTTCTATTATTGTTCTTGGAGCACATGTAATTTGTCCATCTGTAATAAGTCTTTTAAACATTAAATATGCATCTATAAAAGATGAATTTGCTGCCGCTGGTGCTGCCGCTGGTCCTGCCGCTGGTCCTGCCGCTGGTCCTGCCGCTGCCGCTGGTGCTGCCGCTGCCGCTGGTGCTGCTGATATATCATAAAATACATTAAATAATATATTTATAATTTTATATAATTTTATTTTTTTATTCATAGGTATGCTAAAATCTTCAATTAAATTATGAATTTTTTTAATTGTTTTTTCATTATCTATAATAAATTGATTTTTTGTAATATTATTTAAATTTGGATTTTGATGTTTTAATGGATTATCAAAATTATTTTCTATTTCGCTATTCACCAAAATTGTAGTATCTAAATTTTTTAATTTCATTCTACACAAAATATCAAATAATATTAAATCACAATATGATTTATTAGATGTTGAAGCTACTACTACGCCAGTTCCAAGAACAAAATTTTTTAATTCATCGCTAAAAGATTTATAAATAACACTAGTTATATTAGCATCTTTCATTATTCTTGGATAATTTTTTAATATTGTTGAAATATTCATATAAATTTCATCATATTTATTTTTATTAATAAATTCTTCATGATATAATTCAATATCATCATCATTTTTATTTGTACCAGTATTTATATGAGTTATTAATAAATTTAATAAAGCTATTGAATTAACTATTGTCGCCATTTTTAATTATTTCTATATATACATATGATATTTTTTATAGACATTTAAAATGAATATTAGCATAAGGTAATTGTTTTAATTGTTCTCGTGGTTTTGGATTAAATCCAATTTGATTATTATCAATATTTTTAATATCAGTTTCTTCAAATTGATTTATATAATCTCCTTCTTTAAGATTATTTTCATACATTAATTCATTTTCATATCCAATAATATCTAATTTTAAATTTTCTTCATCTCCATATTTAATATATGAATTATTATTAAAAACCTTTTCTTGTTTTTTAACTTCTTTAATAACAATTTCCTTTTTATTATTATTGCTTATGATGATGAGAAATAAAATCAATAATAATAAAAATAATAAGAAAAAAATAATCATATCTATTATTTATATATTATTTAATCATCATTTATATATAAATCCTTAAAATATGTTTTAATAGTTTTATCTTCTTCTTCATACGCATCATTTACAAATAAATTATCAATAAAATTTTTAATAATATATCCATTACTTTTATAATATTTAAGTCTTCTAAAACCTTTTGATTTAACTACCGATAATTCATCAAAAATATCAATACATAAAGGAGTATATTTTCTATTTTCCTTCTTCTCTCTTAAAATTCTTCCTACGGATTGTTGAATATCTCCAATAGGACTTGCTAAAATTAATGTATTTAATGTAGGGATATTAAGACCTTCACTACTCATTTGATAAGTAGCGAGAATAATCTGTTTTGTTGCTGATATATCTAAATCACACATTTTCATTCCTCCTACATAATAACCATAATCTAACATATCATTATCTTTCAATAATTCTTCGATATCTTTCAATTGATTTTTTCTTTCGGATAAAATCAATATTTTTCTATCTTTTTCAATTTCTAAAACTCCTTTTAGAATTTCAATAATTAAGAATGTTCTTGGTTTATAATTACAGATATTATTAATAGATGCTATAATATTAGGTTGTCCATTATAGAATGTTTTAATAGCGGAATATTCATTAGAAGAAGCGAAATATTTATGAATTTGAACTTTCATTTCACTTGAATTCTTATCAATTTTAAAATTAAAAACAGATTTTCCCAAAAACCATTCAAAAACTTTTCTTAATCCATCTTTTCTATTTAAAGTGGCGGATAATCCTAATGAAATACGAATATTCATTTTTCTAAATGCTCTTGAAAAAACTTCACTCGCAATATGATGACATTCATCGACAATTACTAAACCAAAATCTTTAAATAAAGATGGTTCATAATCTCTTAAAGCGAGAGATTGTAGAGTTGCTATAACAATATCTTTACCATCTACATCAATTTTATTTTGTTTAATTTTTCCAATTTTACAAGATGGGACGAATTCTTTAACACTTGAAATAAATTGTTCATTTAAGAAATCTTTATGGGAGATAAATAAAGTTTTTTTCTTAAAATAACAAGCGACATAAATCGCCATAATAGTTTTACCGAAACCACAAGGAACACTAATAATTCCTCCAAGTTTTTCAGGATTTTCAGCTGATTTTATGAAATTTTCAATAGGAACTTGTTGAATATCTCTTAAACTTCCTTTAAAAATTAAATTAGGACAATCTAAACCGGATGAGAGATTATCATATAGAGGTTTTCCGAATTTTTCTAATCCATAACATTTAGGAAGATAAATCTTATTATCACTTTCAAGATATAATGGATATTCTTTATTACCATCTTTTGAATTTATAGGAGACATAATAATAGGAGAAACCTTCAAATCTTTTTTAAGATTATTTATGATAACATTATTAGTATCAGTTTTAAGAATAGCATATCCTCTTTGTGATAAATAAGTTTCCATATATCCAATAAATATAATAAAGTTTAATTTTATATATATTTATTAAGATGAAGGAAGAGATATTTATAGTATTGCGTTTAATGTTATTATTGTTATTAATAACAATTATTATATATGATGTAGAAATTCCATTAATACTTAATACGAAAACAAATCAAATGATAATTGCTATATTTGTAATATTAACAATAATATTAGTTGATGAAATTATTGGATTTTTAATAGGAATAATATTTTTAGTAATTTATTTTAAACATTATCAAAAAATTTTTAATAATAATAATACTCAAACTGATATTAAAAAACCTCTTTTAAATGAATATAAGGATAGTTTTGTTGGTGATGTAAAACCTGAAACAAATTCTCGTATTCCTGTAATAGAGAATGATTATGTAAAATTCAATGAAGTTGATGGATGTGTTGAGATGCCTTATATATCAAATGAATTATTAGAGAAGGCACAGACGAATATATATGATTATAATAATTATTATAATGAGATAAAGATTGCTCCTGATGCTTATGGTATTCAAGGTTTAAATTCTGATATGGTTCATTATTCAGGATTTGATAAAAATGAAATAATACATAATTATAATTAGATTAGTTTTTTAATCATAAGAGTATAAATGAAAATAAAAACTAAAAATAATTTGAAATAGAAATCATAGGAATTAAGAATAGAAGATAATTGAGAAGGTAATTTTTCTATAATAGAATTATAAATAATTGGAGAGAAAAATAATGCTACTACTATAATAATTATAGCGGATTTTCTTAAAAAATCTTCATTATATAATGAATTTTGAGGAGGAGGTGGTGGTCTTCTTTGACAATTAATGGGATTATTAATAATATAATCATTATTATTAATAGGACATTGTTGAGGTTGTTGAGGATAATGAGATTGTTGTTGATTATTAACTTCTTGATTAAATTCATTTAAGATATCTTTAACTAATGGATCATCACTATCATCATTAGTAGGTGTTGAAGAAGTTTTTAGAGGAATATTATCGAGAGAAGTCATCATATTCATTTTTTATAAATAAGATTTGATTTTTAAATGTTAAAAATATACGAATTTGCCGTTAAGTAAATAATTTGGAAAGAAAAGTAGGTTCAATAATTTTATTATCAGCAATTACACCATTTTTATTATATTCAATTGGAGAACCATCACAAACAACAGATTTATATTTATATTTATAACAAGTATCACCTAATTTAAATATATGTCCTTCTATTTCACTATTATTAGGTGAAATATAAATAATACAGTTTTCTTTACAAACTCTTCGAAACATAAAAGCTAATAGAATTCCAAATAAAGAACTTATAAAAATTTGACCTAATTCTGTATATAATAATCTATGTGCTATTTTTTTAAAATCCATTATCTATTTATAGATAATTTAAATAATAGGTTGTTCTATTGCTTTATCATTACATTCTATTTCATTAACTTCATATTTATAACATAAATCATTTTCATTTTTATAAATATTTTTGGTAGCATTAAAGGGATTAGGATATTTTATAATAACTTTTTGTTTAGGTGCTGATAGATATACATATGAAATACCTATCAAAAAAGCAATAAAAAACGCGATAAAATTAAATTTAAAAACTTTTGTAATCATTTATTTAATAATAATAGATAATTAAAAAAATGGTATTAGAGGAAATTATAAATTTTTTTAATGGATTAGGAGAATTTTTTATGGTATTGGTTGAAATATTAAATATAATTTTTGAAATTTTAAAACCTTTTTTTGTAGGTTTTAAAAATTTATTATTGTTTTTTATATCAAATGTTTCAAAAATTTTTAAATTTATATCATCATTTATATTTTTATTTATAAAAAGTATTCTAAGTTTATTTAAATATTTTGTTAATTTATTAAAAGCATTGAGTGAATATTTAAAATTTATTCCACAAATATTAAAAAAAATTGCTGAATTAATAAAATTAATTATTGAATATTTATTATATACATATGGATTTATAATGAGTTTTTTTGGTTGGTTTTTTGGATTTGCTGAAAATGGTAATGAAGATGAATTCTTTTAATTCTTAAATTTTTTATTTCTAATAATCATATAAGTATATATATCTTCTACATCTAATAAATCTGGTTTTTTAAGATTTTTTAATTTTTCTAAATCATTTTCTTTATTTGATTTTATCCAATTTTCTTTTAATTGTGTGAATGTTTGATTATAATTCAAATATTTTTCATCATTAACTTCTCTCTTTTTTTCAAAACGATTATTATAATAATTTATTTTTTCAAAAATATCTTCTTGTTCTTTTGATTTTACTTCTTTATATTTATTTATTTTTGTTAAAAATCGTCGTTTAGCATCTGTTATATTCTTATCATTTATAGTAGAAGTTAATAATAATCCAAAATTCATTTTTCTTTATTATTAGTATCTATATTTATTTTACTATCATAAATATTTGGTTGTGTTTTTTCAAATAATCCTTTATAAAAATCATCTAATTTTTCTTGTGGAGACATTTGTTCATCATATTCACTTCTTGGAATATATTTAATAATTACTTTTGGTTCTTCCATTTTTTTATATTTATTACTATAATATCCTTTAATAACCAAAACCATTCCTATAAATAATAGAAGTATTGCTAATGCTTTCATTTATTTATTAATATATAAATAAAAATTTATTCTTTATTCAATAAAGCAATTATTTCATTTCCTTCTATTGCTAAAAATAATCTTATAATTTCATTATATGTTTTTTTTGATATTTTTTCCATTAAATATAATTTAGCATTTGTAAATTTATAATCTAATTCTCCTATCATATAATAGGTAATTTCGATACTATTTATAGGTTTTAATAAAAATTTTTTTGTATAAATTTCATTTAATACAAAGCATTTATCTATTTCATCATCATTTTTTCCATAAGCTTTATATTTCAATATTAAACAAGTTTTAAATGACATAAAATTAAATTGCTTACAACAAAATCCCATCAATAATTAAAATTTTATTTAATTATTATAAAAAAAACATCATTTTTTATTTTATGAAACATTTCAAAAAAGATAGTCATTTACTACTATTTTCATTAACAACTTCCTTAACTTCGTCTTTAACCTCTTCCTTAACTTCTTCTTTAACTTCTTCCTTAACTTCTTCCTTAACTTCTTCCTTAACTTCTTCTTTAACCTCATTTTCTAATTTACGAGCAGACCAAGCATCTACTTCTTGAAGATTTGATGCTAAATCATTATTTTTTTTTGATGAATTAATAATATCAGTTCGTCTTTTATCAAAAATTTCATCTCGACTATCCATATTTTTCTTATATTCTTTCATAAGTGTATTAAGTTGAGTTTCACTATATTCCTGATTTTCTAAATCACTTGGATTTGGAGAATATGGACACCAACAACCCATTTGACCAATATAAATATCAAATTTATTATCAATCTTTTTAAGAAATTCACATCTATTCTTTGCTTCTTCAATAGTATCAAAAACACCTCTAACTTTAATACCTCGAATACTTGTAGAGAAATTATTTTCACGATGGAAATCAGATTCGATTTCAGTAGATTTAGTTGATTTAAAGAATTTATATTGTTCATTCATTTCATCGGTATTAAAAATATATGAATGATTATCTCGAATACCATTTAACATATCTTTATCATCAGGATATTTATTTACGAGATTAGCAAAAAGAATACTCATATCTTTTGTAAAATTATCCATAAATCTTGAAAAATAATATGATTCCTTATTTTTAAGGATTTCTTCTGGACTTAGAAAAGATAGAAGACAATAATTTTGATTACGAATAGGTTTATCCTCGTCAAGAAAATCAACTTCTTTTGTAGATACAAGTGTTTCTTCTGTCATTTTCTATTTTAATTAAATAATAAAAATCTTATATCTATTTTTTTATTTTCTTTTTAATAATTAATAAGAACGATGGCGGAACCTTCATATAGTTTTGATGTCTGGGCGGCAATTATATTATTATTAAAATATCTTATAGAGGCGACAGCGGTTGCTATAATAGCATATGTATTACCTAAAAATAAATTATCAGGAAGTGAAGTTGCTGTAATTGCTTTAACTGCTGCCGCTGTATTTTCAGTATTTGATTTAATATCTCCTTCAATATCCGCGGGTGCACGTCAAGGTGTTGGACTTGGTGCTGGTTTCCGTATAGTAGGTTTCCCAGTTTAATTATAAGGAAGGTATAATTTTATAATTAAGTTCTTCACATATTTTTTTCCAAATTTGGTCTTGGGCATAAAGTTTTTCACGACTTTTAAGAAGTTGAAAGAATTTTAAATATTCATTTAATTCTAAAATTTGAAAGAATTTATATAATACATAACTATAAGAAAGGAAATTCTTTCGTTCTTTTGGACAATGTTTTAAAAAAGGTGCTTGAATATCTCTAAACATATTACATAATTTATCTTCTAATTCTGCTGAAAATTGTGGTGTAGGAATTCCATTAATTCTATTAATAATATAATTTATATGTTCATAATATTTATTTATTCTTAATCTTTTTAATATTTCCCTCATCTTATTATATGAAATATTCTTCGTATCATTTATTTTTTCCTTTTTAATTTCATTTAAAATTTTTTCAAAAATTTCATTAGGAATATCCGTACTTTCTTTTCCTTGAACTTGATTACACCATTCCCTAAAATGATTAATTCTTTTATAACTAAAATGTGATGTATCTTTCGTACTTTGTTTTAAAATAGGTCTATTTTGTTCTATTAATAAAGGTTCTTGAAATCCACATTCTTCACAAATCATAATAGCATCTTGTTGAATACAACATAAAGGATTTGAACAATTTCTACATATATCTTTTGTTTCATTATCATCAATTTTCTTAATATGATTATTATTTGTAATAGTTAAATATTCATCAACTAATGAACTTTTTTCAATAATTTTATCATCATCTTCTTCTATATTACATGAAGGATTAAATAATTCAATAATAGATTTATTTTTATATTTATAAGTTTTAATATTAGATTGTTTTTCAATCATATCATAATAATTAAATAAGATATAACTTGTTTTTTCATAATATTCTATTTCATTATTATTATTCGAATTTTTAATTTGTTCTTTAATTTTTATAATATCTTCCTTAATTTTTATATTACTTGTCCATAAATCATTATAATAATTATCAAATTCACATATTTCATTAGATTTATTATATTGAATTATTTGTTTATTAATATTATTAGAAAGTTCCTCTAATTCTTTTATACGCTTTAAATTTAATTTATCCTCTTCAATTTTTACAGAATATTCTGTCATTACTTTATTGTGCATCGCATCCAAAGTAGATAAATCCTTATTATAATGTATTCTCTTCTTTGATGTTTTATCTTTAAACATATATCTAATATTAAATGTTAATAAATATGTTTATATAGTTGATTAAGAATTCTTTTTTTTTCTCCTATTATAGTATAAAGAATATAGCATAAATGGGTGGTGGTCTTCTTCAACTTGTCGCTTATGGAGCTCAAGATGTTTATTTAACTGGTAATCCACAAATTACTTTCT